TGTATTCCCAATCCAACACGTTCTCTGGTGTGTAGATTGATGCATAAGGTCTTATGCCTTGTTGTAATTCTTCTGCTCTAGTCCTAGCATTTGATTTTGGTTTGTCCAACAACACCACACATGATCCATATACAGAACTCCATGTGTTCACATCACGCATGAAACTTTCAAAACTTCTGCCCTCAAGGTCAGTGTCTTTCATGAAATGATTCAATTCAGGCATGTTTGCCAGGTTGGCGAATTCTCTGTTTATTGGTTGCCTGTACAGGAATGAATTGTAGATGTTTACTATGGACTTAACATGGTTATCATAAGGAGTTGTTGCTATCCTTCTGAAGTATTCTGAATCACCCTCGTATTGATATTTTGTCAGGTATTCACCCATCTTGTATTCGTATGATCCTAGGTATGAACTACGTAGGAATTCCCAACGTTTGAAGTGCGTCAGGTATTCAGGATGCACACCAAGTGCTGTGTAGTGGGCACTGGTTCTCTTGGGATCCTGGTTGACTGAAAAATTGCTTACTGTGGCCATTAGATTCTAACCTTCCATGTGTTTTGTTGTTCTGTTGGTTCATAAGTCCTAGTGATAGGAAATAGGAATGATGTCGCATAACCGATGGCATCAGAGATGTGTGAATAATCTTTGGCACCGTTCTTCTCTGGTTGCTGTGTTCCTGGTTTGTAGATGTGTCTCTCCATGGCATTGATCAAGCTCTTGCACTTGGGATGGACTATGATGCCTCTTTCTCCCGTGCCAGAACAAAACTTACTATTTACAGCATTGATCCTATCCCTAACAGGAATATGCCTTGAAGGTGCTTTCACAATGAAACCTGCGTTGTGTAAAATATTGAAATCTGTTTTTGGTGAGTTGGTCTTCCTTGCACGTCCTGATGGATCTGGATATGCAATTATCTTTGTGCCCGGAAATCTATTGTGTATTTCGTTTGTAAGTTCTTCTGTGTTTGAACCAAACATTTCGATCTCATCTATCACATACATCTTGTTGTCCTTGATGACAAAACAAATTGCTGTGAGAGGATGAACGTTGAAGTCAATTCCCACGTGTATTATATTTTGCCTCTGTTCAAATGTGAATTCTTTAACATTGTGCTGTCTCTCAAATCCATAATAGATCCTACCATCGAAGTTTTCAAATGTACCTTCGTATTCAGAACGGAATACCTTGGCATCCAGCTCTGCCTTGGCTTGTTCAATCTCTGTTTCTGGAACGAAACCACCTTGCACTGTTGTGAATTGATATGAACTCCAGTTGTCTTCGGTTGTGTCCTGTCCTTTTTGATAGATGTCGTATAACCAATTGCTGATACCTTTGGGTGTTCCCGCAAACATGGCCCTACCACCTGTGTCTGATAAAGTAGGTCTCAACACTTCCGTGTATGCTTCCTTTTCTATGTTGGCACATTCGTCAAGGAAGATGTAATTCAATTTGGCACCCCTCAGTGCGTCCCTGTTGTCAGCACCTTTCAGTGAAATCTTGCTACCGTTTTTTAAAATTATTGAAAGATCCGCTTCATTGATCTTTTTTGCCCAGTTCAATTCTATCGCTTTGTGTTTTACAGCGTCCCACCAAACATTACGTGCCTGTCTGTAACTTGGAAGCACCGCCCAAACGTTCTGATCTGGATTCCTAGCATTGTAGAACAGTTGTCTAATGCCCAATGTGGTCTTTCCAAACCTACGTCCCGTAACAAGAACAACAAATCTTGCCGGATCGTTCGCTACCGTCTTTTGCGGAGTTGATAATTTCACTATTCATCCTCCTGCCATGGTAGTGGTTGTGAATGATCTGTTGAATTAGGGTCATCTTTTTGATCAAGATAGTTTCTGCCCAACCAGATCTGCATCCTAACATCACCTGCCAGTGCCCTTTCCATCTGGGCACGTCTCAAACTCTTCTTGCCTTCAGCTCTTCCGGCATCGATCAATTTTTTGTATCTCTTTTTGACGCCTTCCGCTGTGATGCCAATGATCTCACCTATCTCTTCATAGGTACACATGATACGTGCAAGATCCTTTATGAGATCCTTGTCGTGTTTCCTGTATTTCTTTCCAGTGTTGTCTGGTGTCATTACTGCAATTCCTTGTTCTTGACTGCTATCCTGAAGTGCCTTGAGTCAGTGTCGCCGTCTGCTGTTGTTATTCTTACTTCGATTGGGTATATGTTGCCGGCCGTGCCTGCGTTTACCCTTAAAATTACTTTTGTGCCTGAGATTGATACGTCTGTTCCAGCGCCTGTTGGGAATGCCAACGGTGCCGAATCACCTGAAATTGTGCCTAGTGTTACTGTTGCTGTTGCTAGTGAGTCACCTGTGTTTAGGTAATCCACAAAGTCCAATGCATATGTGATGTTTGCATCTGGATCCTTCTCAATGAATATGCCTGTGTTGTCTCTCTTGAATCCTGTCAGTGCGAGATTTGCCATTAACTGTTTCTCCTTCTCGTTGCACCAGCGAACACTGGTCTCTTAATTTTGTATTCCCGTGTCTCTTGCATCACATTGAAAGCCCTGTTTTCGACCGGTACTGTATTTACTCGCGTCTCTTCCATAACTTTTATTAGTCTAGATTCTTCTGGTACCACAAGTGTCCGTATCTCTTGTGCGACGCGGTATGTGTTGAATGGATCAACATCAATGTCTTCACCTGCGATGACAACTGTGGCAGTGATTGAAAGATTTGCCTCACCTGTCTGTCCAACACTTGCCGTTAGGCTCGTTGATATAGCAAGATCAATGTCTGTTGTTAGAGCACCCTGCGCCGTTATTTCGGCACTGATGTCAAGATTGGCTGTGGCAGAACGTGTCCTTACTGCCGCGGCCTCAACATTGGCAGTGATGTCAAGTGTTGCTGTGCCCTCTTCCGCTGTCTCAACACCTGTCGCAGTGACAGTGGCATTGATAGGTAAGGTGGCACTTGCACTCCTTGTCCTCGCCGCAGTTGCAGATATGGTTGCAGTGCTTGAAAGTGTGGCACTGGCAAGATCTAGATCTTGGGCTGTGGCTGTGACTGTGGACTGTATCGATAATGATGAATCAAATACCGCTGTCTTGACACCATCCGCCGTGACAGTGGCAGATGTTATCGTTAATACAGAAGCAAGATCAAGGTCAGCCGCCTCTGTGCCCTGTACAACGTAATCATTGACCACATAGTCATCGAATAGGTAATTGATACCTAGGTCAGACCTAATGTCTAGTATAGATGAGCCGGTTACGAGTGCCAATTACAGTCCTCCGTTGAGTTAGACTGTATTAGTCTATCGTGATAGTAAGTGAACCAGAATTAATTTGGAATGTGTCACCATCTGATATGACTTTTGAAGCAGTCAAGGCACCGTGTGCCAATAAGTTACCAGATGTCAATGCATCAAAAATACCGATGTGTGTGATAGTTCCGAAGTCTCCACCAGAAGCCGCCGCGAACGTGATGTCGGCATTGCTCACGATAGAACTGTTGTCAGATCCTGTGGTTGCCGCCGCCATTTTGTTGTCGATTTGGATTCTTGCGTAGCCATTGCCTGCTACTTCTGTACCCGAAGCGGAATCAGTTGGATCAGATGTGAATAATCCTAGATATGCATTTGGAGATGTGTAGGCCGTGTTCTTGAACACATGGTCAAGTATTTTTCTCTCCGCATACGATGAAAGTGCTGTCATTTAAATTGTCTCCTTTAAAGGTTTTTTGTTATAACAAGATTATTTACACAAATCTTCTTGGCATAAAGCACGATTATTCGTTCTCGATGAATGTTTCGCCTGTTATCTCTTCCAGTTTACGGATCATTCGCTCCATGTTGACCCTTACCTTCTTGCCGGTCTTGATGTTTTCCGACCAATACTGCCACTCACCTGCTTCGTTGTGCGGTGATATCTGTGTGACGTTGCCGGCTTCATCCCTCACGAACACCTCAGAACTTGAAGTCACGTCCTTGGCGTAGATGTGTGCGGAATCCGCCACACCACTTGGATCACCGGTTTGGTTGGCAAGTATAACAGCACCAAATCTTGAAAGTTTGTTGGCGTTGTCATAGAACGCATAGATGTTTGTGGGTTGTGTTCCACCACCATACTCGTCTCCATGATAGTAATAACCATAGTGATTGGTGATTGAACTTGAGTTACCGAACACGTAGTAACCTGCTCTGAACGCATATGAGTTGGTGATGTTGAAGTCTGCTCCTGTGCCAGTGTCATCATTGGCCGCGTAACTGATGGCCATACAACCTGTTGAATCAGTGACGGTTACGTCACCCTGTGCTGTTGCACTTTGGAATGAGTATGCACCATGTGAGATCTCCAATCCCCTGTTGTTGGCCAAAGTGGCCGCTGTGGCGCTGGAGTTCATGCTGAGTGCACCAAATGCCGCACCCAGTGGTCCACGGAACAGTCCTGATCTTGTATAACTGTATCCGGCATGGTCAACTGTGGTCAGTGACAACACACCCCTTGGTCTGAAGTTGGAGTTGGTAGTTGATGAACCTGTCAATTGCACGTCATGGTGGTATCCAAATGCATATGCAAATGCCGCAGTGTTGGCGTCCACAGATTCCTCTTTGATGAAGGCTAGATCTGTTACCCTGCTGTCGGCACCATAAAGTGATTGCCAATCAATGTTAAATGTTTGGCTGTCACCAAAATTAAATCTTCCCGTGCCATTGGTCTCGAAAACTAAATCATCGTTTGACCTGTTGGACTTGATGTGGTTGTCCGTTATGCTGACACCCTGTGTCTGTATGTCACCAAACACTGATAAACCGTTCGATGCATCATAGAATGCGTATTCGTTCGTGATGGTGCCTGAACCACCCGGTGTCCTGTAATAATAACCATACAGATTAGTGACAGTGTCATTGGCACCAATGCTGGCTTTGGTCTTGTAGTTGTATGCGTTGGTGAAGGTATAATTTCCTGACCCGGATCCACCTGAATAAAGTTCAATGAATGATTGCGTGCCGATGGCCTCTGTGACCGTGACATCGCCTTCACTGAAACTGCCCTCGTCATACGCGGCACAGGACACGTTCAAACCACTGGCAGTGTATAGTGTGCTGGCCGTTGTGTCGGAGTTGACCACGTTTGTGGCAAAGTTGCCCGCCATGGGACCACGTCCCTCACTGGCCTGTGTGAAACTGAAACCGGCCATGTCCATGCTGTTGGCCAGGTTCATGCTTCGTTGTCTGAAGTTGCTATTTGAAGTGCCTGATGCTGACAGAGTGGTGTTCTGTGATATACCCACCTCGTAATTTCGTGCGGCAGTTTGGGCGTTCACGGTCTCCTCACTGCTGATGCCCAAGGTCTTGATGTTGCCAGTGCCACCAAAGTATGTCTCATAGAGTGTGTTGCTGAAGAAATCTGATCCATCAGTGCTCAACTTGATCCTACCGGTGCCGTTTGTGCCAAATGTCAGGTCATCGTTGGACCTGTTGGTGGTGATTAAATTGTCTGTTATCGAGACCGCCTGTGTCTGTATGTCACCAAAAACTGATAATGAGTTGGTGGCATCATAGAATGCGTATTGGTTGGTTATGTTGCCCGTTGGTGTGTCACAGTAGTAGTGATAGAAGTTGGTTATGTTGAGGCTACCGCTGGATCCATACTGATCAGCGAATGATTGATATGCCCTCCACTCCGTGACGTTTAGGTCCCCGGTGCCGTCTGATTCAAACTCCAGTACGGAGTTGACACCAGTGGCCGCTGTTATGGTCAAGTCCTGGTTGTTGAGGTAACTGTAGATACCACTAAGGCTGCCAGTCGCGTTGCCCAGTGTTGATGCCCCAGCACCACCATTGACCACGGTGGTGTAGTTCTTGAGCGCACTTGGTCCACGACTACGGTATGTGCTACTGGAATTGGTTGAACTGTTGCCGTTCATGTCCAATCTCACAAGGTTCTGGTTCATCCACCTGTCATTTGAGTTGGTGCTGGTGGCCTGTCCTGATGTAAGGGTCACCCGTCCATACAAGGTGTTCATGTATCGCTGTGTGCCCGTGGCCAGGGTCTCACTGGTGTCCTCGTAGAACAGGTTGTTGGAATTGTTATATCTTGTTGAGATTAGGCCGGATTCGTAGTTGCCGTTGTTGGCTGCCAACACCACCTTGCCGGTGCCCGAAGTCTCCAGTGCCAGGGTTCCATTGCTCGGTGAGCTCAGTGTTGATCCCACCGCTGTGAGGTCTCCCAATGAGGCACCGCCTCCTCCCACTGAGTCAGCGTATGCCTTCACGGCCGCCGATGTTGGGATGGTTGTGTCGTTGTCGTTTGATCCGATGCCCTCCGCGGCAGTGACCAGTGTGCCCGCGGCTATGTCCGCGGTCTCGATGTTGGAAATGCTGTTGCCAGTGCCATTGGCGTCAAAAGTCTTGTTAGTGAATGTTAATGTGTCTGATGCGATGTTGGCATCCTGTGTGTCCACATACGAAGTTGTTGCATAGCCTTCTGGTGCGTAGTTGAGTGATGTCCACGCTGTTGCGCCATCACCTATCTTGAATTTGTTAGTGTCGGACTCGAATCCGATCTCTCCCGCGGCCAATGTGGGATTGGTTGATGTCCAGTCCGCCGCTGTGTCTCTTCTTACTTGTATCTTGGTAGCCATTATGCTGTTCCTCCGTCAATTGTTGGTACTGATGTGTATACTGAATCAGCAACTCCGCCGTCGATATTTATAGCGGTGGGATCTCTGAAACTTAAAACACCG